CGTAAAGCCTATTAAGGATGCTGATTTGAGTATTTAAAACGTCTTGTTCGTTGTTATTTCCTAAAAATTTGTCCGTTGTTTCGTCTTTTGATTCGTCTACAACATCCATACTTAAAATGCTAATATTGTATTGGATCACATTATCCACAAACGTTGCACTATTTACTATAATATGACAAAGTGGGAATATAGTTTGCTTTGATAAGTCAACGTCAAAGATGTCACCACTTGAAACGGTGTTTACTAACGCATCGTTGTTTAGTTCGGTTTGTAGCTTGGTTAGAATTTCGTAATACATTTATTTTATTTTATTTAGTTGTCGCTGCATTTCACTATGTTCAATATCTCTTTTTTGCTTTTCAAAAGTAAGCCACACAAAGCAGTCGTGTAATGGTAGTTTGGTGACATTTCGAAAGTTTTCAAGTTTTCCTTCAGCGATTGCATATATGCTTTGATACCATCCCCATTGTTTCCCAAATTGAGTTCTTGCTGAAAAGTCGTCATCATTTCCTTGCTCGTCATCTGCACTTCTAAATATTGAATTGTACTGTTCAGCAATTCGCTTGTTAAAACGCAAAAAAAAACCTTTGCAGCAAGTGCTACACCAAGTGGTGCAAATTTCATTACTTCGGCATAGTTAGCAGAACTTTCGTATTCTTCTATTAAGTATTTGTCTTTTTTCTTTTCAATTACTGGACGATATAAAACTGCCATTGCTTTGTGTAGTGTGTCAATCGACTTTAAGTTTGTTTCTAAATCTATGTATTCACCAAAAGTAATATCTTCTAAATTTGGAATAAATCCAAACTCATAATCGTTAAGTGTAAATGTTCTTTGAAACTCTGGTTGTTCTTTAAATACTTTTGATAAGTGTATTGTGATGTCTTGAACATCTTGCCACTTTACTTGTAGAACATCTCGTAGTCTTAAACCACAAAATATTTCTACCATCTTTTGACATAAAAATTCTTCGTCATTCGTCTTTTCGTAGGTTGCCATAAACTTTTGGTAGCTACCTAATGGTATTTCGTTTATGTTAGTTGGTAGTAAAATTTCAGCTTCCATATCTATATAACTATTTTTTGTGTTTTTGTATTACCTAATGTGATAAGTTCCATAATTCTTATTGCTTAAGTTTTCCATTTCGTGATAACGTAAAGCATCTATTAAATGGTCTTGCCCACCTTTAGGTTTGTTTAATTGTTTACCAGTCTTGTCCGTGTCCCAAACATAACCTCGTAATTCTTTTATTAAATTTAAGCTTGAAGATGTAACTAAATATTCTTGGTTTTGCATAAGTTGTATTCCGAATAAAATACTATCTTTTCCTTTTGTACAACCTTTTATTTGATAACCAAGCCTTCTTATTTCTTCTATACTTTTTGGTTCAGCACTATCGGCTATAACTAATTCGTGTTTTGGTAGCTTCTTGGCTATCTCGGCATTTACTAATTTATTTTGGTAGCATATTTCGTTTATTATTCTTTTGCCGTTCCATAGGTAAACCTCAACTATTGCCGTTGGATCATTACTATAACCAAAGTCTAAACCGTGACCAATTAATTTAGCATCGCTTGGCACTTCATCTATTTGCTTCCAATTGTCAAACACTACACCTTGCAAGTTTCCGATTTCACCAAGACCATAAACTACCCACCAGTTTTTCCAGTATGCAGATGTCTTTGCTTTTTCCCTTGCCTTTTCTATTTCGAATATTATGTTTTCATCAAGTGCTTCGTTATCTAAATAGTTAAGCTTTAAAAATTGTGCGTTGCTATCTTGCTTTAGTTCGTGTGCCCAAAATTCATTAGATGGGTTAAAGTCTAAATATACTTCGTCTTTTGTTCGTATAGCAAGTTCGTTGTACATTTCAAATGTTACGTTATTACATTCGTTTATATATAGTATATCACGTCTTGCACCACGAAGTCTGGAACTATCGTCAGCAGAAAAGAACTCAATAAATGATCCATTAGTAAATTGATATTTCAACAAGCTTCTGTTGAAAAGTTGTTCACGGTATCGGTTTAAACCTTTAAGTAGCTTTAAGCAGTCACGGATGCAACCACGACGCAAGTGTGGTATTGATTCACTTACTACACTTATTTCAAGGTTTGGTATTGATATCGCTTTATGAATAAGTAATATAAGAATTGAAATAGTCTTACCAGCAGATGTGCCACCTTGAATTATTTTGATTCGTTTTTCTAACTTACTTATCTTGTTTACTGCCGTTGTTCTTTGAAACATCTATGTCGGGAAATATTGGTTGTTCAAATATCGTTTGGTCAATTTGTTGTATCGGCGCACCATATCCACTATCCATTAAAGCTTTGTATGCGTTTACGTCACCTTTCTTTGCTTTTTTAATTAGTGCTAAAGTGATTGCATCTTCTTGACTTAAAAATTCATCTTCTCCAGTTATAGGGTTCTTAAACTTTTGATTAGATTCTAACCAAAGCTTTGCTATCGTGCTTCTATTTTTACTTCCTTTTTTCCTTCCGTGTGGATTTCCAGATTGACCTTTTTTGTACGGTTTTAAGTTTTCTTCATTTGCCATAATTCTCACTGTTGATTCTCTGATAACTATATAACTACTTTTTATCGTTTTCGTATTCCTTGAAAACACTTCTTAAACGATCCACCATATCACGAACACAACTTGCACAACTACTCGGTGTGCTTCTTTTATTAAAGACACGGTTGTATATTTCTCTTAAGTGTTGTTGTTCGGTTGGGTTTACTGTATTACGTTCTTTGCTAAACCAATCTTTTAACGTTTCGTATTCGTCTTCGTGTAGGCATTGGATGTTTGGGTTGTAAGAAAATAGTTTATTTAATTTCTTTCGTCTTTCTTCACAGCCACAGTCTTCACCAGCTACAAACTTAACAAGCTTATCTATGCCAGTTGCTTTAGTTACTTTTGCGATTGAGTCACCTAACCCTTCGCTTTTCTTTTTTGTTGTTTTCTTTTTTGCCATTTTTATTTAGTTTAAATTAATATAATCATCAAAAACTTTTTGAATTTTTTCAGTAGAAACACCACCTTCAGTTATTGGTGTATCTAATAATATTTTTATAGTGTCAAAAGCCATTTCAATTTTTTTATCTTTTAACATCATTTGCAATGATTTAAGTTTTATATCTTCATCTAAACTTAAAAACCATTCTTTTTCTTGTGTTGTCATTATTATTTAGTTTTAAATTTAAAGATTGCATAACTTAATAAGATAAATATTAAAGTTACGCTAAAGATATTTAGATGTGGTTCGCCACATAGTCCTAATAGGTGTTTTATTGTTTCCATAGTTTGATTCGTGTTTTTAACTTAATTCAACTTCAAATAGTTCTAAAAAGTCTTCTTCGTCTAATTGCTTTTGGAAACAAAATGTTTTAATTGCTTCTTCACGGCTTTTAGCTTTTATTAAACTTATAGCTTCTTGGTTTGTGTCGTTCTTCATATAGAAGTAGTATGTTTTCATTTTTCTATTTTAATTCTTTCGTATTCCGTGTTTCTGAAGTCTTGCCAATCTTCACCAACTGCTTCTTTGATCCGTGTTTTACAATTTTTTAATGTTTGCCAAATACTCTTAACACTTATCTTGCTTTCTTTAGATAGTTGACGTATGCTTTTACCACTTGATGTATAAACTTCAAATAGCATTTTGTCGTACCAATGCCAAGTTTCTATTTCGTCTTGTATCTTTTGGTATATTTTGCCGTAAGCTATTTCTTTTTCCATTTCGTCTTTATATACTAAATTTAAGTCTTCCGTGTTTATCTTGTGTTTTTCTTTGTGTAGTAAGTAAGTATTTCTTATTGCCCAGTAAATATATATTTTGTTTACTATTCCGTCTTTTAAAAGCTTTTGCAAGTTAGCGTGGTTTATAAGTCGTAAATACATTTCTTGAACTATGTCTTCAGCAAATGATCCAGCACCAAGTTTTTTCGCTATCGCTACGTGTTCTTTGTGGTCTTTTGTTATTTGCTTTAACCAATCCATTTATCCAAAGTTAAAAAAAAAGCAGCACAAATTAATGCGCTGCCGTTTTCCTTTTAATAGACACAAGAAACTATTAGAAAGGTAAGTCATCGTCTACTTCGGTTTTGGTAAGTTCTTCTGCAACTGGTTGTGGTTTATATGGTTCACTTATTGCCATACTAAAAAACTTTTCACCGTTCTTTGTTTCACGTACCCATAACGCTACTTCTTTGTCTTTTCCGTCTACATTCATTTTGCCTTTGTAATCTGGATGTGTTTCTGCTTTCTTGTAATTGTTTTTAAAGATTGCTCCACTATTTTCTTTTTGTTCCATATTTATTGTTTTATTTAAATTTATATAACCTATATACTTATTCGTGTTTTGCTTGTTTTTAAATTGCGTTTGTTTTGGTAAAGTTCGCCATTCCCATTTAAAGTTGTACCCTTGTTCGTCTAAATCCGATACATTAAAAATATAAGTATTATTATTCATTTTAACAACATACAAAAAAACTTTATCGTTTAGTTTGCTATATGTTAAATTGTAAGAATACTTATCAAATTCTATAAAGGTATCACTATTAACTTTAGAACGGTTTTTTATTTCAACTATGTAATTGTCATTAAAAGCATCAAACCTACTATAAGTGTTTTCTTCTTCTTTCAAATTAAAACCTTGCTGGTTTAATTCTTCTAACACTTCACGTTCTTTACTTTTCAACTTTATATAAAATTTTCTATTGCAAGACTTAATTCTTCTTTTAATCTTTCTTGACTATACCCTTCACTTATCATAACACTTTGTATTAACAAAATTAAATGTTCTGCCATATCAAAATTATCATCCCCATCATTATAATATTGGTGAAATACACTTATTGTTCTATCACAAAATTTCGTTGTTAATATAAACTCAAAAATATCTTCTTTTTGTTCTTTCATTGTTCAACGTTTATAGTTAGCTTTTCTTTTAGTTCTTCGTAGTATTCACGACACGCTTCTATTCGTGTTTTTATAGCTTGGATAACTTCCTTGTCATAGTCTACACGAAATAACTTTACACGGTTGTCTTTAGGTATGTGACTAAATTGGTGTTTGCTTTGCACATAGTCACGAACTTCTAAACATTCGTCTATCTTTTGTTGCTTCCAATGTTCTCGCCTTATTTCGTCTTCTACTATTTGTTGTGGTGTGTCAACAAGACAATAAGCAATGTAAGCTTTACGTTTTCCAGTTAGCCACATATAACCTTGCACTTGGTAGAAGTAATCTTTGTTTGGTAGTTTATCTTCAAACAATGGAAATGTTGAAGCATCCCAACTTGACTTAATATCTACTACGACGTCGGTTATTATGTCGGGTTCACCAGTAATATATTTGTTTGTAAACCTTTCTTCGTTCTTATACATAAAGCCAAAGTCTAAAACATCGTTGCATAAATCTATACTTTTTTGTTCTACTTCGTTGCCCTTGTCGGTGTACCTTGACCAAAATTCGTTTTTTATTCCAAATTCGTCTTCCAGTAGTGTTTGCTTTACGTAGCTTTTTGCCGTTTGACTTAACACTTCTTTTTTAGAACGTGCATTAGTCATTATTTTCCCAAGTGATGAACATCTAACTAACATAATTCTAAAGTTTGTTTTTGTTTATTACTTAAAGAATATTTTGCTACAAGTTGTTCTTTCTTGTAAGAACCTTTTTTAATTGCATCTATTGCTTTGAAAAAAGTACCTTCGTCTAATGTAGGTTTAACTTGTTCGCCACTTGCATCCGTGTCTTTGTCGGTTATAATACCTAACAACGAAGAAAGTGCGTAACGTCTAAAATATGTTATTGCTGAACCATAAACTTGGAAAGCATTCATACCTTTTAATTGAACGTCTTGTGGAATAGCTGCACAACTTTCGATAGTGTCACCACTTTTTGTATGAAACAATATAGTGCGTAGTTCAGTACCATCTAATAATTGGGTAAAACCTAAATTGT